TGTGTCTTTCCATCCTGTCAAACTAAAACTACGTTTGTAAATTTGAAAAGGTGTGTCTCGTTCCAACGCAATTTTAAGTATATCAGAATTAATAACATAATCACTGTCAATAACCAGTGTTCTGTCATAAGGACTAATGTTATATGCCTGATATCTAGTAGAATTTTTCCACTCTAATTTTTTGCTGTGTAATGAACCATCGTAAAATAACTTCTGTGAAGGAGTTTCACTAACAATATTAATGACTTTTTCAAATGGGTGATCTGGATAATTTTTCATTAACCAGTTTACATTGTCTGTAACAATCGTCACAGGAATATTTAAAAATTTCTTAATTCTTTGTGCAGCAAAAACTGCTAACTTAGTGTAATCGATAGCAGAATTATTATGAGCAAATATTAACGCACCTGTGGTCATATTTCTACCATATCAGCAATTTTTCTTTTTGATTTAATGTCAGCAAATTTTACTGAATATTCGTTTAGTGCTGTCATGTACTTTAATAAAATTTCATCAAAAAACTTTTGTACATCAGATATAACAATAGGAAATCCGTTTGTATCTACAAAAGGTACATCATGTGTGTAGCCAAGATCGAGAACAGTCTTAGTAAAATTAATTAAAACTGTATCAATTTGAAAAGTTCCTCCATTTTCATAATGGACTAACTTTTGTTTAAATTCTTCTAAAATAATTCGGCGTTGATTAGATAGGGTAGCCATATAATTGGCTACACCAAATGCTTTTTCTAGTTTTTCATCCATAGATAACTCCGTAGTGTATAATATTACACTACTTTAATTATCTTGTCAAGGAATTAGAAATGGATTAATTGATACCTGTTGTTACAGCACTTGGTGTAGGAACTGTAACATTGGTTCCAGATGCACGATATACTTGAACTGTACTAGTTAGTGTACCGTCAACGTTTTCGTCAATACCAAAACCTGGATCTGGAAAACTTGGCGGAGCAGTACTATCGTCGCCGAAGTTAATATCAAAATATAAAATTCTTCTATTAGCGCCTGTATCGTTTACACGAGCATAGATATAATATTTGTTTGGAGCATAGGCGCCTGCTGGAGCGTCTTTTTCAAATATAACACCATTAGTTGTTGTTAAATCATAAAATCCTAAACTACTGGCTGTACCTGTACCTGTACAAGTAGTCTGTGTATGATTCATAGCAACTGTACCCATACCTGCCAACATAGCTGTCCAAGTTGAATTCTTTAATCCTGGAGATCCGCCTGAACGGTCTGCTGAAAATTCAATTTGGCTTCCTGTGTTAAAGAAGTATCTTGCAGCATCAGCGGTAGGCCATGTAATAACTATACTTTGTACAATGGTTCCGTTCCATTGTGTATTTCTAATCTGCTGAGTAACTAAATCTACTCGGCTAGCTTCTCCTGCTGGAGGTGGAGCTGTCAAATAATTTGTGTCTGCATCTGTTGCCATTTGAAGATATGCAGAACGCCATGTGTCTCTAACTTGTTTTGCATTTGTTGGAATTGGTAAATCAGAACCTGCGACATAACCAACATCTTCTGGAGCTTTTGTTCCCAATGTTACACCTGTTTGGTGTTGACGTGTACGAGCAATGTCGTCCCTTAATGCACTCCATTGTGCAACTGTAATTGTCGAATATTGCCCAACTTGGCTACTTGTAAGTGTCTGGCCATAACCTTTATTGCCGGACCCTGAACCTAAAACTAAAGCAATTTTGGATTGAATCAAATTATAGTCGTTTGCAATAATTAATGTATTTTGTCCAGCCATCTTATGTCCTTAATAATCCTGAATATTTATACATTAAAGTATAATGCATTCTACTAGTTTGACACCAGTATCGTCGTTTGATTCTAATGCAATAGCAAATACATCATTAGCATGTGGAACTGCTGCAACGGCTGTACCATTGTTGCCTGCAATCATTCTTTGTCCTTTGCGAACAGCACCAGTGACTTTAACTGGAACACGACCTTTAAGTGCAATGTATGTGCCGCCTTCTAATTCGCTGTTCATCATATAAGCTGGATTAGCAGATACAGCGCCAATTGCACGGTCTCCAAATTTAGTAGCTGTTACTTCTTTTTCACCACCAACTGCTACGACTGTTCCAACTTCGTACTCTGCGTCAGCTAGATATTTTTCTGCCAAGTCAGCATAGTTAGCAGCTGTAGCTGTACCAACAAAGTATGTTGCTTTTAATGCGCCTGGAGTAATGCTTACACCATTGATAATTTCAGTTGAACTTGTTCTAACAGCAATAGTTCCTGAAGTAGCGTTGGCACTTGCAGTTCTATAGTCGTCTGCAGCAACATACAATGCATCTGAACGTGTTGATGTTCCTGCAAAAGTTACAGCATTAACTGTTTTAAATCTTAATGCACCAGAACCTAAATCTGTTTGATTATCTGACCCTGGTAGTATGTCTGCTCCAACTAATTGTAACGGTGTTTTTGTTGCAGCACCGACTGTTGTTTGGAACTTGATAGTATCATTTAGTTGGTTTTGAATGATTGGAATTGTAGCAACTCCACTAGTTTGATTAAACACACGTAGTCTTGGTGTGTCTCCAACTGTAAAACCAGCATCACTAAACTGTACTAGCTCGTTAAAAACGGCTTCATTCTTTTGTACAAAGTTTGCCGCATCAATACCGCCTAAGCGATCTGAATCTGTTGCAGTTCCCCAGAATCTGTGATTACCATTTACAGTTTGTCCTGGAGCTGCGTTACTGTTTGTGTATGCAAGGGTAACACCTTGATGAATTTTAGTAAAACCGTTAATTGAACTAGTTGTAGGATCTAGCGTGAATTCTGGATCTGCACTAATAACGAAAATAGTATCACCATCTACAATAGCTTCAATAATAGCATGGGTGGCACTTAGCGTATCTCTAACGCTGCGAGAACGCATTTGTGTTGTTTGGCTACCTGCAACACCTTGTGGTCCTACTAGAATATATGTAGCTCCATCCCAAGTGTATAGTTGCTTATTGGCAGTATCCCACCAAAAATCACCTGTTGTTAAACCTGTTGGAGCACTTGTTCCTAGCTCTGCTCCGCCAGTTGTACGGAATTTTGCGCCATCGTAAAACTTTAACTTACTATTGCCGCTATCATACCACAGTTGTCCTGGTAATGGTTTTGGAGGTTGTGTAGTATTTGCAAAATTTTCTAATAAAAATAAAAAATTCTCGTTCTGAACTTCACCGTAGCCAGCATAGTTTTTACCGATAAGTTTAAGATCGGTGGTACTATCAATGGTGCCATCAGCGACTGTTGCTACGACTGATCCGTTATATTTGTTAATTGTATATGGCATTTTCCGTTATTCCTTATTACTCGTATTTATGCTGTTTTAGCTACTTATGGAATGTCCGCTTGGTAGACCCAAGTAGGACCAATTTTCTTATATTCCTTAGCAACGCTCGTATCCAAGCAATATACTCGTAAAATAGTATCGTCTTCATATTCTGCAGGATCAAAAATTCTAACTAGTATTTGTCCTGCCAATTGTGCTTCTGTTAAAGCACCAATGTTTATACTAAATCCAATTGAAGCTGATCTAACAGTAGTATCAACGTAGTCTTTGTTTGTTGCATCTGTTGTGCTTGACGGACTTGCTAAGTTTGTAATTCTTTTTGAGCTTACATCAACGGTTCCTGCACCTTTTGGGGCTAACACAACATCACCATCAGGGAAAGATATGTTTAGAAAACTAATTGTATCACCGTTGATATTGATGTTATCTACTTGTAACTGTGTTAGTGTTCCAATAGCATTTAACCCAAGAGCACTTGTAACTGTAGTACCTAGAGCAGTTTGCGTTAACACTTGAAAGTCATTAATTTTATAAGACTTTCCGTTGGCTAAATTAATATTTTCACTAGAATCCCAAGCGGTTGTTGACAAACCCCATGTAAATGTTTTATTTGTTGCACCTGCTAAACTTATGCCGCCACCGTTAGCAGTACTGTCTGTTGGAGTATCTACTTTTCCTAACTCAACTAACAAGTCTTTAATTTCAATATTAGTAGTATTAATTGTTGTTGTAGAACCTTCAACAGTTAAATTTCCACGAATACGTGTGTTTCCATTAACATCTAATGTTGCTGTTGGGGTTCCTGTATAAATTCCAACATAATCATTTTGTGCATTTACAAAAATGCTAGGTTTTAAACTTGTTGAAAGACTTTGTAGACTAAAATTCTGATTAGGAACGTTTGAATTAATCTGGAATGTGTTAGAATCATACTTAAATTCTGTATTTTGATTAGTTCCTATAATCAAAGGCGTTGTATTCAACACTCTAATTGTTCCATTAGATATTGTGTAACCGTCCGCTGGATCTACTTGTAAAAAACTTTGTGCATCTTTTAATGATCCGTCTTCAGCAACAAGCGAGTCTGCTTGACTTGCAGATGCGTTAAATCTAAATCCTGGTACATCTGCTACGTTAAATCCAACTTTGATATCACCCGTATATCCTGGAATTTGATCTAAAGGAGTAAATGTTGTAGTTGAGCTACTGAATATACCTAAAAGTATTTGTCCGCAATACAAGAATAATGTAGTATGATTAATATTATTTGTATCTAAAATATCTACTACATTCCAACCTGAAATTCCTTGCTGGGCTGTATAAATGGGACCTGCTAATAAGTTTGCAGACCCATCATTAAAATATAAACGTTGTGTAAAACTATCAATCCATAAATCACCTGCGCCAATTGCACTTGGAGCAGTTGTACTTACGATAGTTCCTCCACTAACTTTAAATCCTGCACCGTCATATACTTTTAAACGACCTTCAGTTGTATCATACCATAATTGTCCTTGCAAAGGATTATTTGGTTGTGTACTGTTTGCAAAATTTTCTAGTATTTTAACAAAGTTTTCATTAAACAATTCACCGTAACTAGTTGAATTTTTACCTACAAGTGTAATATCTGTAGTTGTCTGATCAATAGTTCCGTCAACAACTTCAGTTAATACAGATCCGTCAGTTTTATTAATAATATAGCTCATTATAGTACACCAGTGAAAATTATGTAATTAATAGTTGCATACGGATTCATAGCATTGAATGGTTGGCCAATAGTTGGATTAATAACATTTCCGCTGTTTCTTAATCCAGAGCCTGTACCACTTGCATTTCCTAATCCAGGATCTGCTGCAGGATCGGCTCCTGCACCTGGTAGACCTGCAGCATAGTACTGAGCATACCCACTATTAAGATTGTGTTTGTGATCTGGAAGGTTTGCAACTGTTAATGTTTTGTATTCTCCAGAATTTGTTCCTGAACCTAGTATGTCTGCAACAATATCAGTAACTCTATTTGCGCTTCCGCCACCTGCAGGAATTAAAATTGTTGGATCATCTGCTGCTGGAACAGTTCTTGCGTTGTCCATATTATCTCTGCCCAGAGGAAAACGTCCTCGTAAATCAGGAAGAGCAAATGTAGCTTTACCAATTAACAATGATGGAGTTTTGTAAGCATATCCAATAACAGCAAATAATTCAGTAAAGTCACCAATCAATACTTCTGATCCGTCACAGAACAAATATCCCGCTGGTAACGTTGAGCCTGCAAATGGCATAATTGACCCGACTGGAACTGTTGGAATATTAGCAATAAATTTTTGTTTTGATACTTGCTTTAGACCGCCACCAGTGCCTTCTCTGTAAATCAGCATAGTATCAGTTAAAAAACTATCTGTAGTTACTGTTTTAGCAGATATAATATCGTTAGTTACAGTAGTTTGGAATATTTGATACCCCGAAGGACTGCCTGTTTGCGGCAGTTGTCCGTCAAAAGTTATATCATCAATACTGGCTAAGTCGCCTCTAATACGAAACTT